TCCATGCGTAACATCTTTTCTTCTGTATCATCAGACGACACTGCCTCTGGCATGATGTTCTGCATATCTTGCGCTATAAAGCCCATGTTCTTAGGGCCGTCTGGGTCAGCTTTCCAGTTGAATAAAACTGGATTCATCTCCATTAACTTATCGGTGGCTTCTAGAGGTTCTATATTTTCTTTTAATCTACGGTCAGAGGTTGTGTTAAAAGTTACGCCGCTACTTGATACGGCAACGCCACCTTTTGCAGTTCCACTCAATGCTATAGAAATTACACCACCAGCATTATTTCGATTGCCATAAATTGCGTCTGAATCTACATCAGAGAAAAAGGCGTCACCATTTGTTCTTAAACCAATTCCAGCGGTGCTGTTGCCAGAACCCGGAACGTCAGTTGAGGTTTGCCCAATTCTAAGTGCGCCAGTGCTGAACATAGCCCTCTGACTGCCGCCAGTGTAAAACTTGATAGTGTTCGCTGGGTTAGAAGATATGTCCATATATGTGTCAGTGTCACCAACACCAGTAAAGAACTGCGCTAATACTTGACCGCTGAAGTAACCGTCTTTGAAACGTGCGCCATTATTGCCGAGGTCTATTGCAGCATCTCTACCAGAGCCATTCGTGTTGCTGGGATAAACTTGGTCTGCGCCATCGTGAAAACGCAGTCCGGTGTCACCAGTTCCAGCAACCATATCGCCACCGATTGTGCCGATTGAGCCAACCGCAGAGCCATCTTTGGATATTCTTATTACTTCGCCATCGTTCCCAATAAGATTTGCGCCTAGCACTGTTGCGCTTGTGGCTCTAAAGAAACCTCTACCATCAGCCCGTAAAGCTGACCCAGAGCCAGACGACTGGTTCTGCGGGTTGATTTCCGTGCCACCAACCAGCAGATTGCCGCTGCTGTCGAGGCGCATACGTTCCGTATTACCAGTGCCAAATCGCAACTCACCACTTTCACAGTTTGAAATTGCTGCGCTTGTGCCTTGCAGAGTAATGCCAAGACCTCTGTTTGCTCCAGTTGCAGGGTCGGTTAATTTAAGAGTTGCGCCATCTCCATCATTAACGTGCAGCACAGTTCCGCTACCGTTCACAGACAAGCCAGCTAGGCTCCCATCTAAGGTAGGTGACGTAGTACCGATGCCGACATGGCCTATGTTATTGAGGACCATTGGCGCATTGGTACTGGATGGGCGAAACTCTAAGTAGTTTCCACCTGTGTTGTGAATACGGAATCCATCAATCGAACCACCCACACCACCGAACGCAACCTCACCAGCCGTTCCACCACTCGCTCCAGCAGAGCCGACATCAAGTTTGCCAGCGATTGTTGCGCCTGTTGATGAAGTTTCTACCTTCTTTGCATTGTCGTGATATAGTTCAACTGAGCCGTCAGTTTTAGCAACCAACATCTGTTCAGCTTGGTTTTTCATAAGCTGGATGTTGTTGCCGTTAGTGGTAATTAGGAAGTTGCCCGTCCCTACATCTTCGATAAATGAGTTGTTGTTGGAGTGATGTATCTTCAAGCCATCATTGCTTGTTCCAACGTAAATATTATCAGTATCAGCTATAACAATATCGTTTCCGTTGCTTTGCAAGTCACCGCCAAGCTGGGGGCTGGTGTCATTCACCAAGTCGGTGCTTACAGTACCAAACGACAGAGTGCCGGAGCCGTTGGTCTTTAGTACCTGACCGTTGCTCCCATCCGCTGTTGGATAGGTTAAGCTGTTTATTTCTGCGGAGCCTGTAACAGTCAGGCCATCAGCAGTGTTAAACCGTTGTACACCAGAGCCAATATAACCCATCAGGTAATCTCCAATATGGAAAGTGTAACATCAGCAGAAGTTGAAGCACTTGACGTAACCTTCAAAACATCTGATGCGTTCATCACAACCTTCTGGTCGCCTCCTACAACAACCAACGATGATCCAACGGGAACCGGAGCATCCTTGATAATGTATACGTTATCGCCGTCATTGTTCTCTATCTGAACATCAATCTCTATTTGAGATGTCACAATGTTAGCTATACTGAGGCCAATAATCGTTGTCTCTGTGGAACTTGGGCATGTGTAAATAGTAGCCGCGCTGGTACCAACTCCCGTGTCTGTTACAAGTTTAAAAGCATTCGCCATAATATCATCCTAACGCAATCGCCATAGCGATGCCCTGTCCTGCGGGATCAAAAAACGTCAGACCCTGTGTTTGAAGGTTGTCGGTATGGATAGCCTTTTCTGCTGGCAACGTGCAGAAAATCGTCTTGGTTCCAGAACTCCAACTCACAGCGTTGTCACTGTTACTGGACTGCAAGATGGTTGTACGCGCCAATGTAGTGCCGGATGACGTATACGTTCCAACCCCAACCTCAAAGTCAGTGCCGTCTGTGCAAGCGTAAAATGTCGTGTTCCCGTTTCCGACAGAACCAAAAGTCTCAAAACCAGTGACCGCACCAGCCAGTGTATATGTGCCAGTGCCTGTCGTGGTGGTCGTTTCTTTGACCCTATCCGCAAGAACAAGCGCCATTTTACTTCAACTCAACAGTGAAGTTACCCGCGTTAATACGGAAGATATCGCCGCTTTGAATTGTCTTGTTAACATCCAGTGCGCCAACAAACAGGATGTTTCCACTGGTTGCCGCGTCTGCAACAAAGGCATGTGTGATAACATCATCCCCGCCACCACCAGATGCTGGGAACTCAACATTCGCTGCATTTGTAGCTGTCTGCGCGTCTGTGCCAACAGCAGGAACCGTCCAACCAGAAGCCGCTACCTGCTGCCTCGCGTAGTTGGTAAAGTCCGCTTCAGTGACAGATCCTGTTTCAATACTACTAACTGCGGTAGCTAGACCGATATAGATACTGTTACCGGGAGTCGCAAAACTCTCCGCGTTATTCTTAAACAGAAACTGCAAGATCGCGTGTTCTGTATAATTGGTTGCTGCATTTGACGTTGCCATTTTTTACTCCTCAAGTACGGGGCCGTTCCGGCAAACCCCTGCGATATGCATCGCTGTTTTCTCTGGCCTCTGCCAGATCCTTAATTCGGCTTAAAGCCTCATTAAATTGTTTTTCATAAACGCCCAATAAATCTGGCTCTCCCTTCATGTAAGTATACGCTTCAACGAGAGAACCGTAAAGAAGGGCATTGGGAGCGTTATCACTAAGCCAAGTAACGCCTGAATCTGCCCCGGCTGTTAAAGAGGCTGGCAAATAATAGTAGTGAAGCTCAACCGCGTAGTTTGAATCAGGAGTCGGAGCAATAATAAAATTATCTACATCAAAAAAAGCGTAGTATTTTGGTGTGCCTGTTGAAGATGAATTAGGATGAAACTCTTGCAAAAAGTTAACGTCTTTTTGCAGCAAAAACTCCTTTGAACTAGAGTTTGTTATAGACATAGAAAACGATGCCAAATAATCTGTTGGGACGGAAAGATAAGGGTCATTTTGACTTAATGAGCTTGTGGCGTTTTTACGAAAAACCTCCAAGTCAACAAGTTTAAATATGCGTTGCTCTGCATTTTTAATGAATGTAGGCAGATTTGTAACAAACGAAGTTTCAGTGTTCTCCGTATAATCCTGTATTGCTGTCTTTAGCTGTGCATAAGTATAGCTCATTTAATTCTCCAGCGTTACAGGGCCAACCGTGGCTACTGTGCCGCCTCCCCTTACATTGCCTGAAGTAGCTGTGCCAGAGGAAGCAGTAAACGTATAATTGTTCGTGTCAGTTACTGTAATCAAATAACCAAAAGCGTTTTCCAAAACAGACACAGAAAACCCATCAAAAGATTGGACTTTTCTAAATCTCACTCTGTCATCTGTTGATCTGCCATGACTTGGCTCATTTACTGAAATAACATTAGAGCCAGAGGCTGATGATTTAAATGCGTTAATCCCCAATAAATTAGCGACAGAAGGCTCTGTGCGCGTATCTGGGCGAGGATCTCTTAATGCTTCAGGATCTGGGAAGCTTCTTATTGGCTCTAATTGAGGATGTTTAGGCTCGTACTCGTCTGGGCCAACCTTAAAGCCATTCCATTCTGTACGCATTTCACGCAACCGATAACGAAAACCTGACCTATCAGATATTCCGTAAGCATCTTTGCCTGTAGCGAAACGTGCCATTATCCAACTCTGTAATACTGCAAGTTAGGAGAAACGCTAAATGAAGCTCTGTCACGATCCTCTGCCTGCGCTCTATCAAACTCTTCATCGTATATTGCTTTTAGAACCTGTATGCGATCAGGCGCTCGTTTTATAGAAAGATAGTAAGCTAACCCAGCAGCGAGACATGGATAAAACCGAAATGGGACTTCTGTCGTGTTTGTGTATGTATCAGCGTCATCAATCCGTGTTAAGCAATCGAAAACAAGTACATCTGTACTGTTTTCAGGCACAGGCCAAATATTGATTACAGGAGTTATCTGTCGATCAATAAAAAATTGCGTTGGTCTTGCCTGAGTTGTTTTAGATGGAATGTTAAGGTAAGTATCTCTGCTTATCCTAGACATGCTAAAATCAGTGGAATCTCTGCGAACAACCATAGACAAAACGTCAATTACATCTGCGCCAAGATCATAATTTCCATCAGCTTGCGTCACAGTTTGTGTGCGTTGTGTAATTGTCCATTGATTAAGGCCTCGATTCGCCCAATCTGCAAACAACAGGTTGAGCGATCTTTTAGCAGTCTTTAGGTCGTAACCTGTTCGGACCTCCAAACCACAGCGTTCAAATGCCTCTTCAATGTAATCACTTACATCTAGTTCAAAGTTTGTAGATCCTGAAACAGTCATTACTTTTTGACCTTACCGCCGCCACGCATACGGCGTTTCGCAGCTTTTTTAGCCGCCCCGCCACCCATCATCTTTTTAACGGCAACGCCACCTTTTTCCATGCCCATCGCCATCGCTTTGCGAGGAGAAACCTTCTTAGCAGCGCCCCCGCCCTTCATTTTTTTGGGCATCACTGAACCGCCACCACGCATACGTCTTGCTTTTTTCTTAGCACCCGGCATCTTTATGTCTCCTTTCTCTGCGATATAATATGAGATTTAGATAATCATCAGGCTCATAGCTTTCATAGTATCCCATTTTTTCTAGGGTTTGACTAGCATCATCCAATTCTGATAGCTTTTGAACAAAAATCATCGTAAAGTTCCACCTTTGAAAAGCAAGTAGCCAAACATCCATTTTGTTCAATGCAAACCATTCATTCATGGCAATGCAGCCAGCTTCAACTTCATCATATGTCTGAGAAGGATCTTCTTCCGCACATATAATAACAGAATATTGAGGGTCAAAACTCTTGGACTCTACAGACACTTTCTCCCATAAATCTTGCCTACTAAAACACTCTACAACCTTTAACTTGCTGTCTTTAAATGCTTTTCTAGCGTAGGGGCATGGAGCGAACCCAGTATCAAGATCTACCACACCAAGATCCTTCATTATCCAACCCTCTATAATATCCTCTACTTTTTCTTTCTCCGTAATGATTGCACCCTTCTAGGCTTGCCTGCTGGCTGTCCTATCCTTTTCTTTTGTGAAATACGGCTTTTCTTTTCGGAAGCTGTCATTTCTTTAGATGTTTTAGGAGTTTCGCTGGAAACTCTTTTAGAGGGGCGACAATATGGAGTACCCCGTTTTTCACCCTTTTGACGCCCACACGCCTTACCCGTTCTGACATCCTTCCAGTCTTCTTTAAACCACCTTTTAAGTGCCAAGCCCTTTTTCGTCTTGCGTACTGCCATTGTTTATTCCCTTGACTTTCTGATCGCATCAAATGTCTCACGAACAGTGGGTGGCCTCTTTTCGTTAGGCTTATACTCGCATTGAATTTCACGAGGGTAAAATTCAATAGGGTCTAGCCACACGCTGTCAACAGTATTGTTAGCACCATGATATATGCAAACACGCTTTTCGTCTATAATGTCGCATCCTTTAAGCCTGCAAACAACATACTCTGGGTCAGCAAAAGCATTAGCTACGGTGCTTTTCAAAAACAAAACAAAGCCAAGAAGCAGGCCAGAACCAAAGACAGCCATCAAAATCCAAGCAACAATTTCTACAAACTTTCGCCTTCGTTGCCTCTGAATATACAAAGTTTCCTGTCGCTGCTTACGAATTTTGCCTTCCATGGCAATTAATTCGTCCCATTTCGACTTGCCCATAGTCAAGCCAATCCAGTTTTGCAACTCTCTGCGTTGAGCCTCTGCCTTTTGTTTTGCAGCAAAAGTTTCCATTGCTTCTTGCTCGACAGACTTGCCAGCAAATAACTTCTTAAATATTGGGGGATTTTTTGCTTCTTTTTCAAGCATGTCTAGGTCGCTCAAAGCGCCCATCCATCTTCCAAGATCGCTTGCCATAGACTCAATATCACGGCCTATAGCAAAGCCTTTTTTAATGGCACTGAAAGCTGCTGAAGCAGTAGCCATTGCGGACACGGGATCCATTAATAAACCTCCACGCTGCCCTCTTCAATGTACTTCGGAATGCAGTAAGCTGTGACTTTATCCTTAGAGTCCATCAACTCAATGCTAGTGTAATTCCCATACCTTTTAGCAGTTTGTGCCGCAAAATAATTACACTCCGTAATTGAGTAAAAATACATATTATTACTGATAAGCTGCCTATCAGCACCAGTGCCTAGATAAACAATCAATAAAAAAGCATGTATCATACAAGCCTTGTAGCTTTTCTTTTCCCTTCTAATACGGCCCCACACCCACGAGCAATCATCCCATTTTTGGGTTGATTTTTTACTTTACGCTTTCTTGTTTGCGGCTCAATAGTAGCCAAACCGCCACTTTCCATCTTCTTAGCTTTTTTCTTTTTCTTCCCACCAGTACCGTAATTAGCAGCACCAACCTTTCGGCACTTAGCGATGGCTCCGCTTGCGTAAGCGCTTGGAAAGACTCTGTAGCGAGCTTTTACTTTTCGATAACATGCGTCTTTTGGCATTTTTCTTCCTTTTCATAGGGGGTTTGCTAATTTGCTTACCCATCTGTGAACGGCCCATAGCCATTAGAACAATTGTTCCATACCAGCCGCTGCAACAATTAATATAGCTATACCCCATAGCCTAGTATCAAGACGTTTTAGTTGGTCCTGTATATCGGCGTAACGCTTATCACAAGAAGCTTCATGCTTTTCTAATTGCTTCAAAACATCTTCTGGGGTCATTAACACTTCCATCTTTTTCTAGCCTGTCTCAAACGGCTGTTTGGATTTTTAGCTGCTTTAGGAAACTTCTTCATTTGCCCAGCAGAACGAGCGCAAAAAGACTTTCTACGCTTTGCCGCTTTGCTTCCGGGTTTTACTTTCCCCGTAACCGCTGTCTTGAGCTTGCTGCCGGGATTTTTACGTCTGTATGCAGCAACGCCAGCTTTAGTCATTCCCGCCCCAGATTTGGTGGGGCGGAAGTTCTTTTTATTTCGTGGGGGCATCTTCCCTTTGGAACTAGCCATTGTTTTCTCTACGACAAGAAAATGGTTAATTGATTGCTAGAACCAGTGAAAGCAGAGACAAACGCACCGCTCGTAGCAAGAATACCGTCATCTGGAATGTTCAGATGGTGCATCCCTGTTGGAAACGTCTGCGTAATCAAAGTTTCACCGGAAGCGCTGCCATTCTTAATCGTAAAGGCACCAGCCGCATTTGCAAAAATTACAATTTGACGGATGCGAGAACGAGCTGGGCCTACAACAGCAGCAGAATCCCCTTGAGTATGGTTAAAGGCTCTTACTGGACCAGCCATATCTGCCTCCTAATTAGCTTGCTGTATCGTAACCGATGATTTCAATCATGAAACGACCAGCAGTGTATGCTGCATCACCAGTGCCTTGACTTACAAGGTAAAGATACTGATCTGCTGCAATATCACCACCAGCAGTCATTGTTCCAGCCGATGCTGCTCCTGCGTTAATAATCTGAGTCTCAGTAAGATCACCAATAGCTGTGTCATTTACTCCAGTGCCTTCAGTAGCAGAAAACAGATCAATGTCTGTACTACCGCCAGCGGGAGTTTCCAAGCATGTCATTGTAACGCCAAAAACTGTGCCTTGATTGGCTGTGGTAACTTGAGCGATATAGGCGACTCCTGAACCATCTTTACCAATAATGTCACCAGCAGTTCCGCCATCTTTAAGGCCTGTTAAATCAATCATAATTGTTGACTTAACAATGTTTACACCAGTTGAAGTATCGCTGTGATCACGAACAACGGTAGTAATATATGTAGCCGCAGTGCCTTCAATACCAGCGCCACCAGCAGCTTCCGCAGCCATTTTGTCACCGCTAGTTACGGTAATAGCGCCTGTAGTAGCGTTCTTCGTAAACATTTGGAAACCGTTTTGAGAGCGGACGGGACCGCTAAAAGTAGTATTAGCCATGCTTATCTCCTGTCGTGGCTAGTGTCAGACTCACAATGAGTCTGTCAGGGATTAATCTATTGTACATAAAAAAAGGGCGACTGTGAAGCCGCCCTTTTCTCACCTCGGAGAAGGTATTCTTTAGGCACCCGGTGAACCGAATACACAGCGTGGATCTGAGAATCCAAAGCTGTAACGCTCACGAGCCTTGAACCGCATGTTACCTGAATCGAAATCAGCTTCCATGTTGGTTGCAAGAGGCGCACGTTCAAAGTGCTTGAAGCCATTTGGAGCATCAGTCTTGATGAAGAACGCATCAGGATCTGTCAGGAAGTGGTTAATTGTATAACCCTCTGGCAGCATACCCATGTTCCGCATCGCGTTGATGTCATTATCCGCTGTTGATGGGCGGAGTGTTGACTCAAGCAGACGGTCAGCAACAAACTGAAGCTGTGGTGGCACAATAAGCTTCATGCCACGCAGGGCAATAATCATATTGCGCTCATCAACGAATGTTGAGATGTCGATAAGAGCATTCTCAAGTGATGTTTCGTTGAGGTCAGCAGCAGTTGATGGCTCGTTGCGGAAAGTTCCGCCACCAGCAAGCGGGTGAACCGCAGAACAAAGCTCAACGCCGTCACCACCAGTAAAGTTGGCATCAAATGCGTTGTTCAGTGTTGCAGCAGCTTTCACTTGTTTAGTGTGAGCCATTGAGCGAGCAAGAGCCTTTGTATAACGCGCACCAAGGCGGTCGTACAGGTTATCTTCCATAGCTTCTTCGGTCAAAGCAAACGCAAGAGCGATTGTTTCGTGCGTATAACGAGCAGAGTATGCTTCGTTTGCAGAATCAAATTGTACTCCAGCACCTTCAGCTTTGGTGTTGGCATTGCCAAATCCTACGAGCATGACCTCTTCTTCAAATGCACGATCTGAAGATTCGGTGTCGTAGATTTCAGCATGCTCGGCATCATAACGCTCATATTCCATTCCGAACAGAACGTTGAGGCCGGGTTCTAGCTCTTTCGCTAGTTGGGCGCGAGAAATAGCCATCAGTCAGCCTCCTTATGCCAAGCCAGTAGTGCCAGCGCTAAACAGATGATTGTTGATAACAACAATTACATTTGTATTAGCAGAACTAACATCACTGTTCTCTGGGTCAGTGGAAATGTCGATGGCCTTGAGAGGCAAGCCAGCGGTAGTCGCGCCAGTTGTCACATCAATCTCTGTACGAGATGTGCCGGAGACAGTGCTACCAGCAGAGGCATCAACAATATCGAAATTACCAAACAGATCCGCTACAGGGAATGCAGCATCAGCTTGAATTTCGTATTGAGCATGTGGCGCATCAATAACGAAAGCTTCAATATCAGCAGCATTTGTAGAGGCTGGGTAATAATTGGAAAAGGTTTCTTTTCCTGTAGTTGGATCAGTGTAGCGGCATCCGTTGAAAACACCCAAAACAAGATCCGTATTGCCAGCCGCGATACGCTCAATACCACCACCAGTGACAGCTTTTACAATGTCACCTTGGAAGATTGAAGTACCGTAGTTAGCCGCAATGCGGTATTTGTTCTGCATGCCAATCAGATCGGAGCCATTACCTGAACGCGAAAGGCGTAGGCCAAAAGCGGCGTCTTGATTAGCCATCTTTTTCTCTCCTAATTGTCAGCTACCCCTTTGGGTCCACCAAAGGACACAGAGGAGCTACGTTGCGGTTTTAGCTTTGGCATCGCAGCATTGGATTCACGCATCCAATCACGATCCACAGCTTCCATTTGGTTTTGCGTAGTGTTCTGGTAATGAGCATTACGCTGATCCGCAATTTCTTCAGGAATCCTAGCAAGAACTAGGCCTCCAACGCCAATTACGCCAGCGTTTCTTCCTTCGTCAATCACAGGCGCATCAAACTCTGGGTAATCCTCGGCACGAACCAATTCATATCCTTCGCGTCTACGCTTATGGACGTTATTGCGGTCATCGTATTCCATTACAGACTCACGAATCCACCTGTGTTTAAACCCTACAGGAGCTTCGGGTGCTTCCAAGGCTGAAGGCGGACGCCAATCTGCAACTCTCGCTTGTTTTTCACGGGTTTGCGAATCCCGGCTTGTGCGATCTGACATTATCCGTTCTTCCTTTTCTCTAGCCTTGCGACTTCTCGTGCATAATCTTCAAGCTTGATGCCCATTTTTTTGCAAAAATCGACCTGTCCCTTGTTGAGTTGCACGGTGTCTTTCCGCCCATTTTTGGTAGCTGACCGTCCAGAGGACGCAGGAGCAACAGCTTGGGCGCTTTGCTTTTGCTCCTGAAACTTGTGCGGGAAGTGATGACGCATACGCTTATCTATCTCCGCATAATATTCATCTGTAGATGGATCGTACCCTTCAACACCAACAAGCTGCGTGTGAATGGCCTCTGCACCTTTGCTCATAACCATATCCCCACCGGGGCCAAACCAAGAATTACGAGACATCCAAGACTTTAATTTGGGGTCCAAATCTTGTTGTTGAGGGGCTTGAGCGGGTTGCGCTGGCTGTTGAGCTTCAGGCTCATCAACAACTTGCTCTGAGCGAGCCTTTTGTATACGCAAACGCTCTTTTTCAATTGCAAGCTGCGACATCGCAGACTGCGCTTCAGCAACCTTTGCCATATCGCCAGCATCATATGCTTCTTGCATGGCCTTTTTAACAGCGGCCTCTTGTGTCTCTACACGAGCGCCGTATTCGCTAACGTAGCCTTTGTCCAAGTCAGCAAGACGCTTTTTCATTTCTTCGTTTTGCTGTTGAACTTGACGCGCATAAGCGTATGCAGCTTCGCTTTCCTCAAGAGCCTGCTTACGTTTCGCCGTAAGCTGGTTAATTCTCTTTTTAACGTTGTCGCTGTAATTTTCTAGTTCGTTATCGTTTTCACCGTCAGGAGAAGCATCCTGTACAATTGTACTGGTTTCTTCTTGAGGCTGCTCGACAGAATCAGAAGAAGAGCTTTGCGGCTCATCGTTAAATTCGACAGCAACAAGTTCTTCTTGAGGTTCAGTTTCAGTTTGCAATTCTGCGTTCATTTCCATGTCTCCCACTATACATACGAAATATCGGCTGGGTCAAGAATAGTAGCGATAATATTGTCATCGTTGATCAATCTTACCTCTAATCCATCGACTTTAAATCTGTTTCCAGCGTATCTTCCCATTAATACCCATGACTTCTCACTGCACCATGGACCTGATGGGAATTTATTAGCGTCCAAATAAGCGTCTGGACCGACTTTTACGACATAAGCCGCAACTGTTGCAAAGCTTTCACGCTCTCTAACAGAGTCTGGGATGATAATCCCGCCAGCACTTTTTTGTTTCATGTAATATGGGATCACAAGCAGACGATACCCCACAGGCTGTGGCAGTCTATCAATAGCACTTAGCTCCATCTTAGATGGATCTTCTGTGTTTTTCTGATTGGGATCTTCGGGGCTTGCCTCAAACCCTTTGGAGATAGCGGCTGGGACCGGACTGGACTCAACCTCTTTAGGCTTTGACATCCTCTCTGGGACGAATAGTTTTTTAGCCATCTTCTAATTCCACACCTTTCATCGCGGCCCTAATAAGATCTTCTGAGTAGGTCAGTCCGCGTATTTGACCTACGATAAATCGGTAATCCTGTATGGATTCCGCTGCACCATCCGCTAACCTTTGGGTGTAACCCTCTTTTTGTTTGCGTATGTCTTTAAGTAAATACTCTGCTAATTGTAATGCGTCCATTACTTCTTTCCAAAAAACTTGGTCGCTGATCTGACGGCGAAGCTTGCACTTAC